TGGAGGGGGAATACGACTATAGGTTCGGGGGAAGGGCTCAGGGATGGAGTCGACCGAGCTTGGGAAAGGGTACGATACTCTCATTCCGTCGTCGGACCCGTGTGCCGAGGGGTTGGGGATGGTGGTGGTGGGGTGACCTTGTTCTTCATCGTATAATTGTACATTCTGGGCTTCCACTTCCTCATACACGGGTAGACATATTGGTGGAGAAGGTAATACGATACTGGTATGGGTACCAGTACCGGTATCTCGGAGGGGGATATGGGACATGGGGTGGATTTGGCGGTGGATACTTTCATTATAATGGTGGGGTGAATTATTTAGGTGGTTTAGACGACGGTGGTGGTGTCGTACTCGGGGTAGGTCTCGATACACATGATGGGGGGAGGGGGGGGGTGGGTGTCGGGGTCGGGGTCCGGGTCGGGGGTGGGGATGGCGAACCTCTGGAACCACGGGTCTTGGAGTTGGGCCTCTGGGGTATGTTGGTGGACCGTCCGGGCAATCATTTTGTAGAGTTTGAACCCGGGGTACCTCTCACTCCCGTTACGCTTATACAGAATATTTTTACCCTCGTCGTCGGTACACCACCGCTTGATGGTACGCTGGAGGTCGTTTTCGACGATACCTTCATGGTCCCGGTCGTCAAAGAGGAAATCGTAGATACTACAGCCCAGGCGGCAGAGGTCGAAACTCATGTTGGGGTCGAGACGGGGCTTGGAGGATTTAAAAAAAGGCTCGCAGTTGTACTGGGTGGCTGCGTCACCACCGGGGGCGAAGCTGTCACTACAGAAGACCATCTGGTGGTACCGGTAGATGGACCGTCCGTAGTCGATGATTTTGAAGATACGGCCGTAGGTGGGGACCCGGTAGGTGGTGTGGTTGTATTGGTAGTAGAGGAAGGGTTCGTCCGTATGGATATACATGATGTTGTTGGTATGGAGGTCGTTATGGGTGAACTTGAAGACCCGTTGGTAGACCAGGAGTATCATGATGATTTGGAAGAGGGCGGCGCCGATTTCGTCGGGGGGCAGGCCGTCCACCAGAAGCTCGTCCATCGTACTATGACAGTGTTCCAAGAAGATCATCTGGACCGGGAAATCGTGGATATAGGCGGTGGCTTCTTGGTCTGGGTCGGTGGGAGGGTCACTCGCTTCCGATTCGGTCTCCCAATCGTCGTCGTCGTCTTGGTCGAGGTCTTGGTCGGGGTCGGGGGGGTGGTCTTCTTGGTCGTCGTCGTCTGTATGTTCACTCTGAGAATCTTCCGAGTCACCTTGGTCGTCGGGGTCGTCGCTCTCGGAGTCATCGGCCTCCGTTTTACTATACACCATGTTGAGGGGGGTGGGAATCGGGATGGGGGCCGAGGGGGTGGGAATCGGGATGGGGGCCGAGGGCGTGAGCTCGGTGGGTGGGGTGGGGTTCACCACGTCCAGGTCGATGATACCTAAATCGAGGGTGGTGGGGTCCAGTTCTTCGTCTCGGATGGCCACCTGGGGGCGATGGCGGCGGGAACCCGTCGCCGCAAAGGGGAGGGTATCTTGGTTGAAGTGTTCCAAGACCATCAGCTTACCAATATTATTCACGAAAAAGGGGGAATTGGACAGGTACTCGAGGTCCTCCTCAATATTGACCTTGAAGTGGTCTTGGATACCCAGGTAGCTCCCATAGAAATCAATACCGTGCACAAAGTGGTGATGGTTTTTGAGCACACTGGACAGGTAGCAGAAGAACCCATCGATATACGAGGCATTGGAGGGATTGAGAATCTTGGGGTGGGTGGTTTGTTCCGTGGACTGGAGGGTGGGGAGCCTCTTGGTGGCCGGGTCCGATAGGTCGTATTTACCCACCATGTACTTGATGGGGTCCAAGAGGGGAGAATATTTGATGAAGACGTGGGCTGGAACCGGGGCGGGGGTGACCCGGGAACGGGTGGGTGGAGAGGAGCCCGGGAGGTGGTCCGGGGGCTGGGTGTCGACCACTTCGTCGAGGTTTTTGATATGGTACCGGTGGTTCAGGGCGATTTGTTGGTGATTTTGGGGGGTGAGCTCGAAGAACCGTTGGTAAATCGGGATATAGAGCTGGGGGTGCCGGATGGAATCCGCTAAAGTTTGGGTGGGGGTGGGGGGCGCGAGATGGGGATAGGGGTGGGGGAGGTCTTCGAGCCGGATCAATTGGGTTTTATGGTAGTAGAGGGGATGGCGGGAGGACCCATGTTCGGTTCTTTTAGCCGGTTGGGTGGTCATGGGGGTGAGGATGTATGCGGTATATGGGGGTGAGGGGATGGAGTCGTATACTTGCCAAAACGAATTTTTTATAGGGCACGTGAGGGGCGGGGGTTTATTATGATGGGGGTGGTGGTTGTTTAGGGGGAGGGGTGGGGTAGTATCCGACTATCATATATCCTCGTACATCTCATACATCTCATACATCTCATACACATCATGACCTTGGAGCTCAAAAAGTTTGATATGCGGCGGATCACGTTTCGCCCCGACGAGAACAAGGGGCCCGTCATCGTCATGATTGGGCGGCGTGACACGGGTAAATCGTATTTGGTGCGGGACCTCCTCTGGCACCACCAAGACATCCCCATTGGCACCGTCATGTCCGGGACCGAGGCGGGGAACGGGTTCTACGCCGCCCATGTACCTAAATTGTTTATTCATGAGGAGTACAACACCGTGCTGATCGAGAATATTTTACGGCGGCAAAAGGCGGTCTTGAAGCAGGTGAACAAGGAAATGGAAATGTACAAGCGATCGACCATTGATCCCCGAACCTTTGTCATTTTGGACGATTGCTTGTACGATGCGACATGGACTCGGGATAAATTGATGCGGCTTCTCTTTATGAATGGTCGTCATTGGAAGGTGATGTTAATCATTACTATGCAGTACCCTTTAGGAATACCTCCAAATCTCCGCACCAATATCGACTACGTTTTTATCCTCCGGGAACCATATATGGTCAACAGGAAGCGGATTTTCGAGAACTACTGTAGTATGTTTCCCACGTTTGAGAGTTTTTGCACGGTGATGGACCAAACCACTGCAGACTACGAGTGCCTCGTGGTGGACAACAATTCCAAGAGTAACAAGCTCAATGACCAGATTTTTTGGTACAAGGCTCAACCCCGACCCGATTTCAAGCTGGGTTCCAAAGAGTTCTGGGATTTATCCCGTGACCTGGGGGACAACGATGAGGAGGAGTTCGATCCAAGTAAGGGGAAGAAAAAAACCACTCAGATTACCGTGAAGAAAAGTAAGTGGGGGTGAAGGGTATCGAGTGGGGCGACTGTTCACCCGAATTGGTGAACAGAACCCAGGTTCAGACCCCCGGTGAGGTTTAGGAAAAATAATGTAAAACACTTTATAAAGCTATATAAAGAAAATATCTGTAGTATGTATATACACACCCATGGACGCCTCCTTCAACATCGTTTCTCTCATCGAGACCTCTCCTATCACCCGTCTTTCAGCTACCTACACCAACCGCTTCATCAATCGTGTGAAGGAGGAGTTGACAGAACAACAACAACAGATGTACGCGGCATCGTTCTTCTGTTACCTGAATTGCGATGCCACCAATGATTTTATAGTCGATCTTGATACGATTTGGCCTTGGCTCGGATTCAGTCAAAAAACAATGGCAAAGCGTCTTTTGGAACGCCATTTTGTGATTGATCGTGACTACAAAATTTCGCTCGTTCACGCGAACGAGCAAAAACCCGATGGTAGAGGAGGGCATAATAGAGAAACCATCTTACTGAATGTCGATACATTCAAGATGTTTTGTATCGAAGCCGGTACTCCGAAAGCGAGAGAAACACGTCGCTACTTTGTCGAGATAGAAAGAATTTTGCATAGTCTGGTCCACGAAGAGTCTGATGAACTTAAACGTCAATTGGAAGCATTGACTACATACAAAGAACAAACAGAAGTTGAAATGCAACACATACGCGAAGAAAGAAATTTACTGAACATATCAAAGAAGGTACCCGTTATCTACATCTACAACACCAACATACATTCCGTTGAACCACTTCTTAAGATCGGAAGCACCCACGGTATCGCAGGTAGAATCATGCCATTTAAACAAGTGTGTCCATATGGTAAGCTCGTATTCTATAAGGAAATAAAACCCGAAAATCGAATCAATCTCGCCACCATAGAACACTCTATTCACGATAAACTCAGTATGTTCCGAGTAGACGGGGAAGTGTTTCGTATCGATGTGGAAGAGGCGATTACTTGTGTTCTTAATGAATTTAACAGTTACACATTGTTCAATAACATGAATGCATCTGACCGCAAACATCAAGTGGCAAAATTACACAAGTTTATTA